CACTAACACCTTGCTGACCAAAACGAATTGTTCTAACAGAACCGTCTTCGCACTTAGCAACAACTACATGAGACTTAGTAGGATGATTAGGAGTCCGCTTTGGCTTGTTGTACCCGCTTACGCCCGCCCGTGTTAGTCTTGGGTCTGCTTTCTTTGGCATTACATAGTTCCTCCACCTTGGTTTCCAGCTGATCCAGCTTGGTTTGTAGGTCTGCTAGGAGTCGGAACGTTCCTTGGAACTCTTGGTTGACTCTCTGCAGGAGCAGGCGTAGTTCGTGGTCCGTTAACATTGTTTTTACCTTCTATCTGTTTTTCTTTAAGGAGAGCTTCAGCTACTTTCATACGGCGCTCAAACTCTTTATCTTCTTGATCACCTTCTTTAAGGTTTCGGGTAATAGCATTGATCTTGTCAATCTCAAGCTCTTGAGGAACTGCTTGAGCCTCTGCAGCGAGTTTAGCAGCACGTGCTTGTGATTCCTGAGCCTGAGCAGACAGTGCTGCGGTTTGTGACTGCTGGAACTGCATTTGCAACTGTTGTACTTGTTGTTGCATTTGCTGTGCCTGAGGATTAGGCTGTGAAGCTTGAGCAAGGGCTGCAAGAAGTTCTTCACGGTTAGACAAGTTCATGTTGTCTACAACAGATTGAATAAGTGTGTTGTACAATGGTGAGTCTTTGCCCATTGTTTGTAACAGCTGTACCAACTGAGTAACTTCGTACTCCCTAGCAATAATGCCTAGTGTACTGCTTGCGTTGAACTTGTAGTCAGCCACAGGGTACGACTCAGGGTCAAACTGCATGTACCGATAGGCTGCTTTCTTAACAAACGGAATTAAGAAGGACTGCTGGAAGTTAATCAGTGTACGCTTGTGGCGTTTAATAATAGCGCCAAGAGACATACTAATACCAGCGGCAGTACTCTCGCCATTAACCTGACCTGCAATTCCTGCTGAGTCAACGGCTCCTGTTGCTTGCTGTACCATTTGCTGCAATGCTCCGGCTTGAGCAAAAGTGATTTGATTAACTTGACCAAAGTTGAAAGGCTGAAGTACTTCACGAGGATCTCCGTTGGTTAAAATCATTTTACCGGGACGTACCTCAGGTTTAGCGCCTCGTGGTAGTCGTGTAGCGTCAATAGCCATCATTGGGTGGATAGTAAGGCTCAGAGCGTCGATTCTAGCTCTTAACTCTGTGTCCAAAGCCTTCTGAGAGTTATAACCTTTTTCGCAGACTCCACGACCCCAGAAGCGTCCGGGTACTACGTCCCAAGGAAATGCAACAATAGGCCGATCTTCCATCATGTAAGGATTGGCTTCGGCCTTTAAAAGTATACCGCCGTTAGCAACCACTACAACGGCCTCTACGTAACGTGAACTAGACTCTTCTTCAGGTACCTCTTCTTCGTCTTCTTCGCTCATAGCGGAGTCTAGAAGCTCTCGTGGCACTAAACCGTAGTACTTAGTGAGACGTACCTTGTCGTCGTTGTAAATAGTAATGTCTTGGTCAGGCTCAAGATCCGTGTCAGGAGCAGCAGGACCAACATAAACATCACGGTACACACCTTGTTCTTGTAGTAGTTCTACTTGGTGTATACTGACAAACTCGTCTACTGCCACGCCCATAGCGTCTTCTACAGATGTAGCTACAGGGTCAATTAGAAAGTTCTGAGGCAGTACAGGCTTAAGTTTAACCTTGACACGGTCTGTGATGTTTACTCCTACTGCTTGCAAATCCCCGTCCATAATAGGCTGAGTAGCAGGAGCCATTTCTTTAACTTCTTCAATAACAATTTCACCAACGCCTGTACCAAACACAGCAGCATTAATAAGACACTCTGCAACTGATTTACGAATCATGCAGTTTTCAAAGTCTTCCGTAAGTTTGTTACGCAAGAACAACACGTCTTCTTTTTGACTGTCACCAAAGTTATCACTTACGTCAAACCACTTACCACGTCCAAACGTAGCTTCCTCTAGTTCCGCTACATTAGACTCAACTGCCTGTTGAAGTGCAGGAGAAATAATACGGGAACGCTCAGACCTACGCTCACTGTCAGCAGGGTCCCATATACCACGCCATAGTCTATAATATTCTTCAAATCTTGCTTCATAATTACTTTCGTAGTAGTCCCTCCAGTCTTCACACTTGGTTATAACCCAGTCTTCAATTGTTTCTTCAACCATAAGTGGGTCTTGTTCATATAAGTCAGTCATATTAGTATCCTGCTACTACGTCTAAGATTTCGTGGTCTTCGATTTCGTATTCGTAGTCGTAAGCCACATTAGCTAACTGGTCGATGTAAGCTAACGCATCTACCAAGTCGTCGTGAGTTAATGGATCAGGAAACTGAAACAACTGGTCAAGAAACCTACTGTTCCACTCGCCTTTGTTTAACGTAATGTAGCCGTTTTCAAAACGACCCTGTAACGCCCACATTACCCTGTCAGTTTTCTTTTTGTTACCGTGTGTCAGTTCTTCTACTCTAAAGAACGTACCGTATTTTTTTTGTAAGTCCACTAAAGGAGACATTACAGCTTGCTTAGCAATACCTCTTTCGATTCCCACCGACACGGGACGGTAGTCTCTAACGGCCTGAAATATCTTAGTTGCTGTTTCGTCAAGTGACCATCTACCGTATATGATATTGTCAACATACCAACCATGCTCACTGACCTTAGCCACGGCAATGGCTGTTTCGTCAAGTTTACTGTTCTTGGTTTTTTTCTTATTGACCTCTTCAAACCCTGCCAAGTCAACAGCAATGTAGTAATCTCCTACTTCAGGTTTGTCCTCGCTAAAAGAGACCCAGTCCTCTTTAAACATTTCTGACCCACGAGCTTCAAACGACGCCATAAATTCTTGACGGAACGCATAAGAAGACATAGACTTTTTTGCAATGTCAATTTCGTCCGGGTCCAACAACGGGTTATCGTAAGACGTAAAGTGCCAAGCTTTGTACGTAGGGTCATTGTCTAACTCCGCATATTTGTACAATTCGTAAAAGTGGTTCCTTCCCATAGGTGTGCCTATGAACATCGCACATCCCTTCTGATCCGCCAAGGCGGGTCTAAGTATCTGCTCGAATACCTCTGGTTTCATATCAGCGTATTCGTCCATGACTAGAAACTTGAGGCTGACACCTCGCATTGTCTCAGGTCTGTCTGCACCTTTGAGGCTGATCGTGGCTCCGTTGACAAGCTTGATTTGCAAATTATTAATGTGACTACCAGCAATAACAGGATTTCCCAGTTCCAAAAGGGTTTGCCACATGATGTCTCTGGCTTGTCCCTGAGTAGGTGCGACGTAAAATACATGTCCTCGATCTGCCTGTAGTGCGTTAACAATTAACATCCATGCTGCTAACCTAGACTTACCTGTACGTCGCCCAGCAGCTACTATTTTAAAACGTGTGTCGTCTGCCCAGACTTGTTGTTGCCAAGGCAGTAACTCAATGTTTAAGTCGGTCAAAAGTTCAACCTTGGTGTTGCTGGTACTAACTCAAAAGAAATAATACTGACAAACGTAGAGCCAGCTTCTGGAGTAAGCGTTAGGGTGTCTCCTTCTTTTGCTACAAGAAACTCACCAAACTGTCCACCGAACTCTAAGAATTCTCCAGAGTTAACGTTCTTTCCCGATAGGAAATCAATGTTGACGCCGCTATGTACCCAACGTGCATCAATGCTTTTACTACTGCCTGTCGTGTTAGATATAAACAAGTACGTAACTATAGCGTCGTAGCCACTAGGTACGTCTAGGATTGTATTACTAGAGCCTGCCGTTAGTGCGTCACCGTGAGAAAACTTCATATTTGCAATCCTTGCGAAGGCTTAATAAGTCCACATAACAGGTGTTGTACCACGTGTGTCAACGTGGATAAAGTCAGAAGCAACACCTATGCCTGTGAAACCTAGACGAAGAGCCTCCTCTACAATTTTAAGGCGAAACACGGCGCTTGTTATTTTTATATCCGCCGCGATGCCTTGGGCGTGTGTTCCGGGTACGTCTTTTTTAGCCTCTATCGGATGCTCAGTCGGGTGTCGATACCCGCTGGTGATCGTGAAAGGAAACCCGCACGCCTCTCTCAACTCGTCTAACTTTTCTAGGAACTCTTGTTCCATGTTGTTGGTGCCAGTAACTTGACAGTTAAACTCTGAAGGATCAAAATGCTTAAGATTCATCGACTACTTCGCCTTCTATAATTTTAGGTTCACCAACATCTACCGCACCAACACCGCTAATGTTAATCTGAATAGCGTTTCTGCCACCGTCCTTAACAATATCCTTTTCAAACGCTGCAACGGGCAGTATTCTGTCCATAACAAGCTTCCACGCCGCTGCTTGATTTTTATGATCGTGGTCAAGAGCTGCTTCAAAGATAGTGTCTAGCACTTTTCTTGACTTTGGAGACGCCAACATCCGTGCTTTGTATTCATTAATGACCGCAGCGTCACCCTTCGGGCGACCAACAGCGTTGCGATTACCTTTTTTTACTGTTGTAACGTCACTTTTACGCGGTCTTCCACGCTTTCGGCGAGGAGGATTATCAACATCTGA